TTCCAAGCTACAAATCCACCAATTCTTAATGCCCAATAAGCAAGATAGTTTAAGAAATGAAAACCATTTATTTCAATGTTTACATCTCTAAAAATTATGTCTGCTTGTTTTTGATCTAACATTAATAATGGGTCTTTATTGTTTTTTGGTTTTAAAGCCGCATATTTGTAAGCATAATCGTGTACTAAACCACCTATGAGTAATACTCCTACTGGTGATAAAAATGAAGCAAGAAACTTCGGTACACTAGCGCCGTCAAATGTAAATCCTTTTGGTATTACATATTCAACACCTTTTAGTTTATAATGAAAGTCTTTTGCAATTGTCCAAGTTCTTACAGTTAATAACCATAAGAAGATAGCCGACCAAAAACCTTTGCCTTTGGTTGGTATTCTAATTGGTTGCATTAATGGATATTCTTCATAAGTAAAATCCACTTTATTTCCTTTTAATAATTTGTCAGATAGATTAATAACAAAACCTATAATTATTAATATTCCTAATACTGTAAATTGCCAAAATCTTGTAGCAAGATCGGCAATTAAATCTATTCCTATTTCCATATTAACCCTTTATAATTTTTTTTTCAACCATATAATTGTATAAAGTTGATTCTTTTATCTTTTTATCATCTATCCATTTTTTGAATATTGCCATCGCCGCTCTCATTCCGCTTGTTTGATTGGCGTGGTGTTTTGCTCTATTATAAAGTGTATTAACAATTTGCATTTGTCTTTGTTTATCTACACTCTTAATAATATTTAAAGATTTTCTAGCTGTTTCAGCGTCACCATAACCTGTACCTTTTACAGTATCTCTTGGATTATCGTCTGAATATAAGTCTTCTCTTTTTATTTTTTTTAAAGATAAATCGCCTATGTCAGCCATTGGTTGATAAGTTCCTAAACCAGGTCCTGTCATACCATCTTCTTTTTTTAAATTTTTTTTATTTTGAATTTCTTTTGAATCTTTATCGTTAGGATTTTTATCTGAAGCATTTAAACCAACACCTCGGCTATCTCTACCGCCTTGGCCTTTTGGTGGTAAATCACCTAAACTAGCAATAGGTTGAAAAGAATCTAAGTTACCTATTCTAAAACCACCCAAATAACTGATATATTCTTTCAAAGATTTAAGCATTGTACTTATCTCTAAATGTCTTATATTCCTTTTTTTCTTCTATTTTTATTTCAGTTTTACCATAGACTTTCTCATCTATCTTAGTTTCAACTCTATCTATAGTATCTAAAATTTGTTTAAGAACGACATTATTATTATCTTCATTAGCTTTAACCATTGTGCTAATTTTCTTTTTAATCACCTCTTGCTCTTTGCCTTGTTCTTTTTTTCTTTTTAACATATGAGGAGATGTAGATACAGCAGCGTTAGGTGCTAAATCAACACCACCACCAGCAACTGAATTGACAGGAGCGTCTTCGTCCATCTTATTGATTATCTCATCCATCATTTCTTTATAGTGTTTTGGCATAATCTTTCTCCGAATATAAGTTTCCTTCTCTTTCATAAACATCAATACCAAAACAAGTACAAAAAGGTTCTTCTTCTATTTGAATTTCTGGTACTTCACCTTCTTCATTTAATAAAGTTTGATATTGGTTTGTTTCTTTTAAATAAGTTATAACAGCACTTTCAATCAATGACTTATGTTTTTCATATTCTTTATTTTCTTTTAATAGTAAACCAAGAGCTACAGCAAAAGAACCTAATTTGCCACCTAAACCTACCTTTTGTAATATTCTTTTCAGATTAAATACAAATCTGTGTAGATATGTGTAAGCATTCTTTTCTTTAGAGTCTTTTAATTCTCTAGCCTTTTTTAATACTTTACCTTTATTATCAATAATACCAAACTTAAACGCTTCGTGTTTTTCCCAAGGCGTTACCAATAGTTTGATAACTCGGTAAGTTATTAATGTGTCAACTAATCTCGCCATTTAATTCCTTATTTAATAATTCATCTATCTCTTTATCTGTATTCACATTATTTAATTCGTGTGGATACAAATAGTTTAAATAGTTTAGTATAGACTTTAAATACGGCCAATATATTTTATCAACTTTAAAAAGTAATAAAGTTACTGCCACTTCAACACCAAAAACATTTGATAAGATTATAATGTGATTAACAGCTAATCTTACCTTTATCTTTTTGGTAATTCTATACTTACGAAATAACCTTTTAAGATACTTGAATCTTTTTATATCATCATAAAATTCCTGCTCCTTTTGTAAGGTAGGATTATCGTAATTCTGTTGTGCAAACAACAGCCAATTATCTTTGGTTATCTCTTTAAACATCTACTACACTAATTTAGCGTAGACCTTAGATGTTCCGTTTTTAAGTGTTTCGTAACTAACTTCTAGTTTCAAACCACCTTCTTTTTTATGAGATATACCATCATCATTAATATCAGAACCATCGGTGTCTTTACCAAATCTTCCACCAAATTGTTTCACTTCAGCTGTTACATTACCTTTATCACCTTCTAATGTTACAGGCGATATAGTTAATCCTATTGTTTGTAATTTTTCTCTCAATGAATCAACTGCTTGTTGAGGTTTTAAATATTCCTGATCTGCAATTGAACCAACGAAAGCATTTACTCTTTTTAGAACGTTTGGATCTTGTATATTGTGAGCACCCATAGAGCCATCTTCAACAGAATTTTGTACTGCTGTTCCGATACCTGAGCCATCGCCAACATACATAGACTTATGTCCTTCTTTGATATGTTGTTTAAACGTTTTCATTTTTCTCCTCTTTTATTTGTATTTGTCTGATACTTTTTTCTTTCCATCGGAACGAGGTATCAAACCCTTTGCTTTTAAATGTGCTATATCAGTAAATCCAGCCTTACCTGCTTTATAACGTTTCATAGCGTCAGCAGTTACAGGTGGAGTTTCTTTCAATATGTCTTCTTCAAAATCTTCTATACTATCATCTGTAATAAAAGTTTTAAATTTTTTCATATTAACTAGTAGCTATATTTAAAGCTTTCTCCTTATCAGCTGGCATTGTTTTAACACCATCTGAGTTTACTTTTTTTAATAGTCTATCAACTTGTTGAATAGCACCATAAACGGCATTTAGATTACTTTTCATTTGACCTAAATCTTTTTCAACTTGTTTTATTCTATTACTTAAATTATTAAAATCTTCATCTAATAATTTTTTTTCATCTTTTAATACTTGTTCATCAATGACCATAATATCTCCTTAAATTATGCTACTACGTAGCCTTCACCACCAATTACATACCAGAACGAGCTTTTGTACATCATAACTACTGACTCACCTGGAGCATTTAAAGTTACTGTTGTACCTTGTTTAAAGTTTGTTGGTGTAATTGTTACAGCGTTTGTACCTGATGTAGATGAATTTAAAATCATCTTCACTTGGCCATCTGTACTAGCCGCAGCTATTGTACAAGGAGCAGCCGCTGATGTAGCGTTTACTAAAGTTGTACTTTCAGTTAATGTAACTGCTGTTGATGTTGAACCATCACCAGTTATTGATTGTGCTGTATCTTTGAATGAAATAAAAGACGGTATGTTATTGAAAACATCTGCCGCTGTTACTTTTTTATTGATTGGTGTTCCTGACGGATCATCTACTATGTGAAATAGATCGCCAGCTGCTAAAGCGTCACCTAAATCGGTCAACGCCGTTATTTTTTTGTCTGCCATTTTTTTCTCCTGTTAACCCTTTCGGGAATGCTACTCTAGGTATTTGCCTAGATCAATTTATTCATATAGTATATAGGCGACCCTTATGGCCGCCTATATTTGATTATTATTAAGCGTCTTGTGAGTTAGTTAAGGAAACTAGAGTTTCGTATCTAGTTCTACCTGATCTACCACCAGAGCCTACAATTTTTAAATTCCAACCAGCGTGACCAACTGCTCCAGATTGTGTTTCACTATCTTTATAGTTAAATAAACCAATAGTAATACCTGAAATTAGGTTGTTTGCTGTTGCGTTATTAAATAATTTTCCAGAACCAGCAGCGCCCATATTTGCTAAAGTAGGAGCTTTGTTAACTCTTGCTAAAGACCATAAAGGTGCGTCTTGGTATCTATCTTTGTTTGCCCAACTTGACATATTATTCTCTCCCTATGTTAATTGTTAAGGTACTCAATTTGTTGATATATATTGGATATTTATAACGGAGGGTATTAGAAACCGAGTTTTTTCAGTTCTCTAATAGTGTTAGATGTTGAGGTGTGTAATATTCCTATACCACCTTTATCTGTGAATTGGTCTGTGTTTTTCTTATAGTCGTCTATCAAAATGGCTGGTAGACCAGCTACTTTGGCATAATTTTGTTTCTGCACTCTTTTAACCAAATTAATTCTATTTGTACCTATACCTAAATTGGTTCTTGCCCAATATGATTTACCTGGTATACAATTTGGATCAAAGCTTTCTTCTACGTATGCTGATAATATATGTGGTTTATATTTTGATATGAAATTCCAAAGTTCTTTACCACCTGGCATCCAAGGGAGTGTATGCCAAAATCGTGGTTTTGCTTTGATAGGATCCCACTTTTCAGATTTACTACCATTTGACCATTTGTTTATAGATATGCCTAATGTATTTTCTACACCTTTAACGAAGTCACATAGGACTCCATCCATATCACAATAGATTCGTGGTAGTTGATTCATAGTGTTTTCCATACTCTTATACTATCATAACCTTGCCTAAATGGCAATAGTTAAAATAAGAACAAAAGTAGAACAAATATTAGTTTTTGTATTCTATTTCTGGTGATGTATCAACTGGTGTTGGATTGGCACCTGTCATTGTTTTGCCTTTAGGCTTTTTAACATCATTGTCAACAGGACCTTGATTTGCTCTATCAGCATTAGCGTCACCAATTGTATTCATAGCCTCTTTTACTTTTTTGTAGGCTTCTTTAAAACTCATTTTAGGTTTTGGATCAACAATATCTTTCTCACCTTCTTTTGTAATTACTTTTTTTTCACCATCAACATCTTTTTGTTTTTGGTTCATTTTATTTGTTACAAACGAATGAGTTTCCTTTTTCATTCCTTTTTCATCTGAGCTATGACCAAAAGATTTGTGAACAAGTTTATCTAAATCTGTATGAAACTTATCTACTTTTTTCATACTAACTGAATCTTGTTCTTTAACTTCTTCTTTTTTTTCATCTTTTTCTATTGACTTAGCAATATCGTGTGCTTTTGTAATAGTAGATTTTTTAAGAGGTGGTGTGTCACCAGTCTGTTTCATAGCCGCAGCCATTCCAACAGCATATGGTTCTTTTACCGCTTCATTTTTTGCTTTGTATTTTGTATCTATCTTATTAAAAAAAGCTTTCTTTTCAGCGCCAGTCATAGCACCTATATTTTTTCCAGCTTTCTCTAATTCTTTTTTGAACATATCCTGATATTCAGATTCAGTAGCGTATTTCGATAGGTTAGCCGCTACTTCTTCTAAACTGCCAGGTTTAGTATTTAAGTATTTCATTTATTTACTCCCTTTTACTTTAGCCGCTAAATCTTTATCAGCGCCTCCCCAAGTTCCTGAGGATTTTGTTACGAATGAATTTACTCTAGCAAGAGCCCATTGGTGCTGACCAGCACCTGGTCTATGCCCACCTTTCCAAGCGGCCATTCCTCTATCGTAAACTTGTTTTAATATTGAATAAGGCATATTCGTTTTATCTGCCTTATCTCTTAGAGCCGCAAGTGACTCTACATATAATCTTTTTTCTTCAAACTTACCTGTTTTTTTGTATATCTTATTTCTAGCAAGTGTAGAAATAAAAGGTATATTTGCTTTTACTAATTGTCTTAAAGTATCTAAATCATATGATGGTTGATCTAAATGTTTTGATATTTTATTTGCCATTTCAGGTGATATTGTTTTACCTTTTAAATCACCATAAGCTTTTTGTAAGTCTTTAATTATACTATCAGCCACTTTTTCATCTAAAGTATCTTCTTTAACTTCTTCTTTTTTAACTTCTTTATCTCTTAAAAGTTTATGAGCAATACCAATTGTTAGTGGTACTTCACCAGTTTCAGGATTAGGTTCTGGTTTTATAGCTTTATTCTTTTCATTTTCTAATTTTTGTTTTAGAATATTAATTTGACCCATAGCTGCTGTTAGTTGTTTTTCTAAACCAGCTTCATCTTTTTTTTCTTCTTTTTTTTCTTTTTTATGTTCGCTATCTTTCATTATTGTACCATCTGGCATTTTATGAGAACCTGCTGGTACATCTTTTTGTTCTTCTAGTTCTTCACCAAGAATAGCTTTAACAGTTTTTACAGGTAGTTTTAAATACTTAGCAATTTCTTCAGCAGATTTGCCGTCTTGTTGCATTGTGTAAATATCTTTCATTCTGCTTTCTTCTAATTCAACTTCTTCGTTGTATTGTCTTAATGCTGAATAAACTTCCTTATCTTTTGATAAACCTTTTTTAATCTTTTCTATTTCATCAACTGCCTTAGACATATTGTCAGCAAACTTTTTAGCAATCTCTTTTGCCTTTTTAACTAGATCAGCGGAAAATCCTTCTTGTACTTCTTCGTTAGCATTATCTGGATTGTACTCCATATAATCAGCAACAGAATTGATATAGTCTTTTGCTTTTGTAATTTTTGATTGTACCCACGCCTCTAATGTTTCTGAGTTCTCTGGTTTGCCTTTTAGAATTGCTGATAATTTAAGTGCTTTGTCTGCGATAGCTTCTAACTCACCTCTCGCCATTGATATTTCGTGGTCTTGTTCTTTAATTTTTCTAACTTCTTTTAAAAGATCGGACATTGTTTGTCTGTATCTACTCATTATAATGCTCCCCATACAGCGTCCCAATTAGACACCTTTTGTTTAAGTTGTTTTTGTAAATCTCTTTCTAACTTTTGTCTTAGTGTTATAGCATCATTACCTATAATACTACTAAATTTGTCGTGTATCATTTCTAAAGATTTGTAAGCGTCAGCTAAATTTTTGTCTTTTAATATTTCAGCAGCAATATATCTTCTTGTTTCAAAGTGGTCATTTCTACTAGTCTTTGCTCTAATATATTGTAAATTAGTTTGCGTAGCAGTTACTTCGTTTAGATTCTGTTTAAATTCTTTTAATGTTTTAGTCATATTCTTTTATCTCTAGTTTTAGTTCACTACTACCTTTATGTAATCTGTGAAACTGTTCCTTTTTAATATAATAATTTTGACCTATTTCTAATTCTGTAGGTAACTCATTATCATATTGTAGTTTCCATCCTGTACCATAAATTACTTTGACAACTCGATCTTTTCTATCTTTGTGCCATATCAATTGTTTGTCTTTAACATTTTCTTTAAAGACTCTAGTAAATACTTTATCGTAAATACTATTTTCAAAATCTTCAAACGGCTTATAATAATCAAGTAAGTCTTTCATTACCAATAAAAATTTCCACCACCACTCATACCTAAACTCTTAGCGTAACGAGGTAAATTACAAGCCCAATAAGCGGCCTTAGTTCTATCTTTCTGCTGGTCACATCTGTGTCTAGCAGCAAAGCTTTTTCTAGCTTCTGGATTTTTAAGTTTAACACTTAATCCAGTTGTATCTCCCCAAGTGACTTTCTTAATCTTGTCACCATCACGGACAAATACATAAAACTTTTTAGGTCCACCTCTTTTTGGTTTATTTAAAGGCGGATTCTTTTCATCTTCTTCTTGTATTGGACAATCTAAAGGTACTTTCTGGCCTTCGTATTCGCCAAACTCACCTATGTTTGTTTCCAATAGTTGTTTATCCCAACTTGTAATTTCAGTTAGTAGGCCTTCGTTATATAATTCTCTGGCCTCTCTAAACAACCTATAAAATTCTTCACTATGTACTCTATAGATATTTTCAGCAAATGGTATATTATTTTCTATGTGATAATGTACCGCTTCACTTATTTTATCTTTATAATCTGTAAAACTTAATACCATTATATTTTCTCCATCATTCGTTTTACGACTTCATCTAGTTTTTTACGCCATTCTTCAGCGTATCTTTCCTTATATTTATCTATTGTTTCATCTGACAAAGACCATTTTTCAACATCTTCTTTAGTGACTATGTTTGTTTCTTTGTTTGTAATAACTTGTTTTAAGTTCTTCTTTGGGTCACTAGGTTTATAGTCACCACCCTCAAATTTAGGGTCGTAACCAGGTTGGCCTGGTGTAATTTTTGCTGTGTATTCAGCGTAATCGTGCCCTATATCGTATGCCTCTGGCACACAATTTGGTACTTCTTTACCATTTTTCATTTTCATTCCTACTTGTTTATAACCGTCCCAACAAGCGTCTGATAATTCTTTCTTCAATTCACCAAACATCTTCTTATACTTTTGTGTATGAATAGATGGTTTAGTTTTTGCTTTGTCATCACCAGGAGCTGCTTTAAATGGACCTTTAGTTGTGTCTTGTGATTTAAAGTGAGCCGCTCTTTTTGATTTAACATCTTTTGATAAATCTTTATAGTATTTTTTAGGTTGAGTTCCTTTTTCTTTACTCACATCTTTATCTTGTGGTAATGCTATAGAATGTGGACTTTTCTTTTCTTCTATATGTGAAACTGCCTCAAACCCGTAATCTACATCTAAATTGTATTCTCTCACTTCAGCCTCTCTATCAGCTGCGATAGGGATACAATCCCATATCCAAGCTTTGTGTAAATTGTTATTGTTGTCTTCTAAAACAACATAGTTAGTTCCTCGTCTTTTTACTATGCCCTCTATGTCTTCTTTGACATATTTTATCTTATCGTCTATATTAAAGATCATTTCTCTAATATATAAATCTCTTATTTGATTTTGTTCAAATTCTTCCATACTAGCAATTGGTTTTTCTCTATAACCTAAAAAAGCACCAACACTTCCTGTTGAAGCTGCTAATCTCATACCTTTTCTAACATCTTTCATTAATCTTTCGGCGTCAACACCACTCGGTAATCCTTTTTTAAAACTTTGTAAATCACCTTTAGCAGCAGCCGCTCTCATTTTACTCGCTGACATACCAGTAGCTCCTTCAGCGTCTGGATCCCTTTCACCAGCAGACACAACTTTAATGTTATCAAAATTATAATAACCGTGTCTGGATTTTACATCATTATATCTTTTTAAAATATTTTCAAATTCTCTTACTCTATCACTACCAACAACCATAGTTATATCTGTATAACCTTTGTTATGTAAATCAGTAGCAATATCTAAAATCATATTAGTCGTATTGATTTCAATATTTCTAGCGTGAGAAGGAAACATCTTTTTCATATAATCCAATTTCTGTCTAGGAGATAATGGATTCTTCTTATCATCTTCACTTCTACTTAAATAAATTTTGTAATCATTAGCAGGTATAGATTTAACTTTATTAATTAGTTTTTCGTGTCCAATTGTAGGTGGATTAAATCTACCAAAAGTGAAAGCTATTGATTTGCCCTTAGCTTCAGGTAAAAATTCTTCAGGTAATCCTGCGTCTTTAACTGCTAAGTCAAATTCTCTATAATCTGAACCTGACCATTGAGCTGCTTTACTTTTAGCGTCTTTTACATTTTTATTTAATAAGTCCATATACAATTTTAAACCTGCTTGTAGTCTAGGTTTATGGATTGTTTTTCTTAATAAAGCTGCCCACTTAGATGCAATTGATTCTGTTTTTAAAGAATCTATCTCATCATCTGTTACCTTACCGTCATCTAAAATCTTTTTACATTTCTTGTAGAATTTTAGATAATGATATTTTTCTAACATCTTGTAAATAACATTTTTAGGCAATCTATTTTTAATACCAAATTGTCTTATCTCATCTGGTGTCATATCTTTGTCAAACGCAGCTCTTCTTTCAGCGTCAACAACATCACCTACTTTTATAATGTCTTTAATACCATCTTCTATTTCTTCTAATTTATCATTAATCTTATCTTGTAAGTTTAAAATATCATCTGGTTGTAATTCTTTTAGTTCATCATAGTCAATTATATCTCTTTTTAATTCACCCTTAACTACATCTAACTCTTGTACTTTTCTCTCAAATTCATTAACATATAAGTTTGGATCAAAAACAAAATCATCTGGTTTTTTAATCCAACTGTTTGTTTCAATATCAAATAAAGCATCAGCCTTATCTGCTTGTTCTTGGTAAGTATTAGGGTCTGTAATAAAATAATAGTTAATCGGGTGTTTAGTACCAGGAATTTCTTTGCCTTGTGCACTTTCTGTAGATGAAGCTGATAAGTATTTTTTAGATAATCTTAATCTTTCTTCTTCAGCTTTATCAGATGGTACATCAAATAAAACATTAATATCTAAATCAGCGTCATTTCTATATCTCTTTGTTAAAATAGAACCTATTAATCCAGTTTTTAATATTGGATATTCTTTTTCAAATTCTTTTAATTGATTATCAATTATTTCTTTAACACTAGGTTTAATTTTTGGATTTTCTGTATCAGCATTATCAAATACAGCCTTAGCGTATGTAGTTCTAGGAATATCAATAATACTTTCACCCATATTTTTAAAGTATTGTACTTGTTTCTCTCTATCCATAGCGCCTTTTTTAGTGTCGTAAGTACCTAAATTTTTACCTTTTTTAGAAAGTAATCTGTACTTATCGCCTACTTTAACAATAGTTTCTTCTATTTCTTTAAAAGTTTTAATTGCCATTACTTCCTTTTGAACCGTTTGTTAATTTACCTGTGTCTATATTACCGTTTTCAGTTTCACCGTTTTCTATTTCACTTGTAGGTGTTCTACCAACTCCAAATCCAAATGCTCCATAATATCTACCTTGGCCTTTTGGCACACATACTTTTAACTTATCATCAAATCTAAATCCTTCAGGACACTTTTTTTGTGCCATTAAATTCATATATTCTCTAAAGTTAATCATATTTTTTTTCTAGCCTCTATTTCTTTTTGTATCCATTGAGTAGCAATATAATTATCAGGTTTTTTACTTAACTTACTTCTAATAAATCTAGCAGCCTGATTTAATGTATTTGTTACTAACTCTTGTTCACTTTTATTATTATCAATAACTAACATTTTATTTGGACTAAAAATTCTTTGAAAAGCACCAATATTAGCTTGTACACCTTGCCAACTTTTTTGTACAATATATTCTGGTATTGATCTACTTCTAGTTTTGTTTCTTTGTAATGCTACATCTAAACTTGTATTTACAAATATCATATAACAATCATAGCCTAAACTCTTAAGCATTGAATGTTGATTGTTAATCATATTTAAATCTCTACCTGTAGCGTCTATAACTAAACCTAATCTACCTTTTACATATTGATCTATGGCTGTAGCTGTAGTAGTCTTTGCTCTTTGTCTTATTATATTTCTAAAATATTCTTCTTCGTCTGGCATTTTTAAAGATAAATTTGAATCTTTCAATCCCTTTTCAAATGCTTTATCTGAATTTACAATTTTTAATCCTGTGCCAGAAAATGCTGATTGTGTTACAAAAGTTTTACCAGAACCAGGACCACCAGCTAAAAAGAATGCTTTAAATATACCTGGATCATAAACACCCTCATTTAAATATTCTCTAAACTCTCTCAATGGTTTTGCTTTTATTTGTTTAATAATTTTGTTTGCTATTTCTTCAGGTTCGCCACCTTCAGCTTTTACTTCTATAAAACCTGGTTTCTTTCTATAATATTCTACAACTGGACCTGTTTCTTTTTTATATAAAGCAATTCTATCTTTAATAACTTCTGGCTTATCATCTTCTCTACCTCTGGCTGTAAGTCTTCTTATAACTTCTTCAGGACTTACATTTAAATAAACCACTTTATCTATTTTAATTCCTTCGTTTTCTAAGTCTTTTACTTGTTTCATATATCTTGGAAAACCATCAAATACAAATCCATTTTTTGCTTTAGCAACAGCGTCTTTAACTAATTTTAATACAATATCATTTGGAGCAAAAGCGCCTTTACCTAAATCTGATAATCTTTTTGCCATCTCTCCGCCTTTTGCCTTTTCTTTTCTCAATAGTTCACCAGGATAGA